CCTGTAGTTCCGTTAGGATTTACAAACCCCTTGAGCAAAAACCCTTTCGCCATAGTAGTCCCTATTGCTATGCCAAGTAAAGCTTTTTGCGCGGCCTCTGTTGACGAAGAGTAAGAAGCCCATGTCGTTCCGTTGTAGTAATAAATCCTACCCTCTGTGGTGGATGTAGCGGAAGCGCCTAAATACGTAATCTCTGAACCTGCTCCGTATGCGCCAGCTACCGTCAAGTTAGCCTCGTCGTGCTCAATTCCTAATTTAGCTTGAAATACGCCGTCTGACTCTACAGCCATACCAGTGTCACCAAGCTGAAGCACGTTAGAGCCAACCTGTATATACGTGTCACCGTTAGTTGAGTCGCTTACGGTAAACTCTCCATCGTTTATATCGATAGTTAGAGTATTAGCGTCCATATCTAACGTGCGGTTATTATCCGCAGTTAGGTTAGCATTTGCAATATTCGTGTTGGACCCACCGCCTACAGTAGCAAAAGAAAGATTTCCAGCGCCATCAGTAACCAACGCTTGACCACTTGTACCGTCAGTAGCTGGCAACTCAAGAGACAGGTTTGCAGACATGCTGTCTGGAGCTCTAAGAGATATATAGTTAGACCCATTAATTGGGTCTTCATTCAACCTAATTTCCCCCGCAGTAAACCCCTGATTGTTTTTGAAAAGAACTTCTTCGGAAAACGTCCAAGTCCCAGCCGAAGCGCTCCACACCAACAGATTTGCTGCACCGTTTTTTATGTACAGGTCATTACCATCAGTATCAAGCGTTCTATTCCCCGAAAGAGTCAGGTTTGCTGTACCAATATTATCAGATACAGCGTCACCTTCAACTAATATTTTCTTCCAGGATGCCATATATTACTTCTTTTCTTCTAGTTTTTGTAAGCGTTCGAACTCTTTCTCAAGTTTTGTCATCGTCGATGCTACCGCCTTAGCGTCAGACCCCTTTACCGTGCATGCTGACAAAGCTTGGTTAAGCAAGTAAACTTCTTGAATTTCTAGTTTCATTTGAATTTAATTAATTTGATTCTTACTTAGCGTTAAGCTGATTGCTTAACTTCTCTACAATAGTACCCAGAAGAAGAACATCCTTACCGTCAAACTTCATTTCAGAGATAGCTGAAAGTAAGTAATTCAGTTCTTGCTGAGTAAGGGTGTCCGTATTAGAAGACCCCTGCTTACTCAGTATTCCCATTAAATGTAAAGATAAAGGTTTCCGTTGGTTGTATCCGCAAAGAATGAACCCGCACCGCCTTCGGTTTCAATCGCTGGAGAAGAAGGAGGTGCTGCACCAAATTCCATAATAGCAATAGGGAAGTCAGTAGAAGAAGTGGCTGTGTGGTCAGATACAGTCCAACCAGCGAGGTTTCCGCTTGAGTTCCACTTGAGCTCAGGCCATTCATCAGAACTAGAAGAAGACTCCAATTGAATACCACCACCATTTGCTGTATCGGTGTCAGGATTAGCTACGTTAGCCAGCTTCAACATCTTGTCCGCAACTTCTACAGTAGTAGAGTTAACCGTTGTGGTAGTGCCGTTTACCGTCAAGTTTCCAGCAACAGTAACACTTGAATCAAATGTTGCATTTCCAGTTACGGCAAGAGTACCTTCAATATCTGGATTAACAGCAAGTTTAATTACACCATTCTGAGATGCAAGGTTTGTTCCAGTAATTGCTGTAGCAATGTCAGACCACTGTTCTTTTCTTGTGTCTCCAGTTGCACCGCCATCAATGAAGTTTACATAATCGGCACTAGGACTAAAAACAGCCTCTTGAACGTTCTGTAAATCAATATCAAAAGTAATGGTTTCATTACCTGCCTGGTTAACCGTAAACGCACCTCCAGTCTTCAGACCTGCACCAGCGTCCAGCGTAATGGTGCTGTCATTTGCGGACGCTGTATTTGCAATCCACTGGAAATCACCATTTGATCCGCTGGATACATATGACAAAATATATCCGTTCGAAGGTGAGTTTCCATCAACAAGGTCAAGTTGTGCACTACCTACAGACTCGGCTGCAAGGGATGTGCTAAGGGCTACGTTAGCTCCTCCGTTAAAAGATACAGCAGTAGCCGTTACGTCTCCAGTGAGTGAAAAGTCTCTTGCTGCTGCAAGCGTCGTAGCGGTGGCTGCATTTCCAGAAGTGTTTTGGTTTCCTGCCGTGTTTACGCCTGGAAGATTGATGTTTGCTGTACCGTTAAAAGAAACTCCTCCGATTGTACGAGCATTCTGTAATGCTGTTGCTGTAGCTGCGTTGCCAGTTGTGTTCTGGGTGCCCGAAGCGTTTACACCAGGTAGGTTGATAGAAGTGGTTCCGTCAAACGATACACCGCCAATGTTTACTGCAGTTTCTAAGGCCGTAGCCGTGCCTGCATTTCCAGTTGTGTCTTGAGTAATTGTATCGGCGGCTGATTCAACTACTACTTTTTTCCAAGTTGCCATTTTATAAAGGGGTTATTTTTTTACAAATATAGTGATTAAGAACCAGATACGCCAAAGAACAGATTATCGTCTGTATCCGCGTACATTTTACCTTCCTCTGCTGTTGGGATGTCAGCTGGATCTGTAGTGTCAAACCTTTTGAATTGAACCGTACCATCCAGATTTACACTTCCAGTGCCGTGAGGGGTGAACCTGATATCGTAATTAGTGGTTGTTGTTTTGATATGAAAATTATTCATATCAATATGCGTCCCCATGACAACTCTTTGGTTGCCTAAGACGATAGCGTCAGAGCTTCGTAAACTACCATCTGTAGTCCCAGTAAAGAGACTATACCCTGGTTTTGCGGCCACAAAATCAGTTGACGTAACCCCAGACAGACTCGTAATGTCATCTGTAGTTTTTATAAAAACCGAGGGGGTGGCGTTTATTACGTTGTTCAGGTTTGTGACCGTCGCATCCCTGCTCCCTCCCCAAGCGGATCCAGAAGAATCAATAACCTCTGCATAAGGGAAGTTTCTACAGATGTAGACGTTGTTTACAGTATCCTGTATCGTTATCTCATCCTGATTTGTTCCAGCAGAAGCTGATAGCTCACCCTTTTTGAAAAATCTGTTGGAGAGAGTACCGACTTTTACTGAAACGGAGTTTTCTGAATGATTTACGATAATCTTAGCCATTGTGATGAATTATTGAGCGTAAGAACCTACTCCGAATACAAATTTAGAGCTGTCTGTAATTTTAACCGAAGATACGTGCCCTTGCGAAGCAGAAACCATGAACCTAAAAGTCAAAACGTCTATGTTTTCTGGATTGGTTGTGGGCCAATTTGACTTTACAAATGAAGTTATAGAGAAAGAATTGTTGTATAAAACATTAGTGAGAGCGTTAGCAGGAGTCATTATGTTTTCTATCACATGGCTGCTTGTTGCAATTACAGTGGAACCATCCATATAATCCCATTCTATCTTTAAGCTTAATTCATCTTCGGCTGTAAAATTAGCCTGTATTTGAAGCGGATCAAACTTACAACCAGCTAAATCATTGTTGTTCCATCCGTAATAAACGGTGACAGATCCAATGAGATCTGAAGATCCTGTGATGTCAATTTCATCGTTTGTAGCATCGACAGTAAAATCAAAATCTGGGGGGGTACCCGACGAGACTTGAGCTGCGGTTCCAGATATTTCTAGATTTTCGTAATCTCCCTGACTATAACTTGGTGTTTCGAGTGCTATAGCAGGACAGCTAGCAAAAGAAAGTTCAGTTGAGTTGCTGTTGACCAAGGATCCGTAAGCCGCCAACAGCAAAAGCAAGTCGTTGGTTCCAACTGCACCATCGCCATTGATATCAGCAAAAAGACCATCAGTAGTGAGTTCGGCTTCAGTCGCCAAACCTTGATCAACAGCTTCATTAGCCAACTTTATAGCCAGGTAAGAAGCTACTTCATTTGTGTCTATTTTCTTGAAAGACGAATTGTCTACATCGTATAGAGAGAAATAAAACTTATCATCAGCAGCACCACCAACGGTATCTACATTAACATCTGCATAAGTGCTGTAAGCTGGAACCACACCCGTTGGGCCAGCGGGACCCGTTGGGCCAGTGGGGCCCACAGGGCCAGCCACAGTAGAGTCCGCACCAGTAGCACCCTGTTCACCAGTAGCACCTGTGGATCCTACAGGTCCTGGTACTGTAGAGTCGGCTCCAGTAGGTCCCGTAGGTCCCGTAGGCCCAGTAGGTCCCGTAGGCCCAGTAGGTCCCGTAGGGCCTGTAGGACCAGTCGGGCCTTGAGGACCATCAACTCCCGTAGGACCTTGAGGACCATCAACTCCCGTAGGACCTGTAAGGCCCGTAAGTCCAGTGGCGCCTGTTGCTCCAGTTGCCCCTCCAGCCGATATTATATCAGAAATATCAGTCCAGCCATTAGAATTACCGATATTGGTGTCATCGGTAAGCATGTAGAAGGCGTTCTCGGCTGTAACGTATACGATTGTTACGTTCTCCTTTAGCTGATCGCTTTTTACGGTTAGTTCGTATAGCGCCGTTAAGTTGTCAACTGTCCTGCCGCCTCCCCTCACAAAGTTGGAGTCAACAAAAGCAAGGTTAGCATTCCCGTGCTCGTATTCTGCAATTTTCTTAATAGCCATTACGTCAGGTAAAGAGTTACGTTATCAAATGATCCAGCCGCATTAGACCTATATACACTATATGTCGTTGACTCACCGTTAAGGCCAGCTATTGTTGCATCAGATTGCTGGGTAAACCCACCAGTAATTACTTCTGCACCGTCGCTTATCTCAGTTATATCAGTAGTCGAAGGATATGCAATCCACACATATGTGCTACCACCAGAATTGCTGAACGGACCGATACCGTCAATTCCACCAGGAACTGATGTAAACAACTCAGCAGAGAGGTCATCAATTGTGTTTGCAGCATCAAACGCAGAGTCAGTAGAAAGCCCGAAATAAGTCTCGTAATAATATATTATTGTTTCTTCTGTGTCTGTTGATGTAAATCCATGCTCGTCTGTTACGACTGTTCTGTATCTGTAACTGCTAACGTTTCCTGGATCGTGAGTGAATGCTGTATCGTTTGAGTAGCTAGAACTATTAACTGTTATCGTAGTCAGGAGATCCGATTCAGGGAATGAAGTGCTGTTACCGACATGTCCGTATATCTTAATAGTAGATATATCAACATATGATGGCTCATCACTTGAAATGTCTATATCAAACGTAGTGCTAGTGTTTCCTCTTATTCTTCTAATTGACGTTTCAGTAAGCCCAGCTGTAGTAGTCAACCCAGTAGTACCAGTAAAGGTCATATCGCTGATGCTCGTATCCCAGTTTGCAGTCCCCGAAGAATTCTGAACAGTTGATGTAACAATATCACCGTTAGTCCCAGTTTCAACTACAGTAAGCCTTACTTGATAGTTATTAGAAGCGCTATAAGACGTAGTGAATGTTATGCTTTGATTGATGTTTGGAGCTCCAAAATAAACCTGAGTATTTGAGTATGTTTGAGTGCCGCCACCATTTGCAACCCCATATCCGTTTACACCCCACTCTAAGGTTGCTGAGACACCAGAAGTACCTGAAGTTGTGGTATTGTTTTTTATACCAAAATTTAAAGTAACAGTATCTGTAAAGTTTCCTCGCCCATAAACTGGGGAGCTAAGCCCAGTAACTGCCGCTTCTGGGTCTGCGACATCCTGCAAAGCATCTAATAAAACCTCTAAAGCAGTTTTTCCGTTAGTTGGTACTGTAGCGCCATTAGGGTACTTACCAAACGTTTTTACGATACCGTTTACCGTAGGCATATTCGCAACGTAGTCTTGAGTAAACTTCTCCTGACTAATCAAAGCCCCGCCAACTCCAGTGGCAGCAACATCAAGTTTGTCAAACTCAATAAATGTAGGGTTAGTGACAACCCCAGAAGCTCCGCTAACGCTACCAACAACTCCAGTGGGGCCTGTAGGGCCTGTAGGACCCGTTGGGCCTTCGGGACCAGTAGGACCTTCCAAACCATCAACTCCTGTAGGACCAGTAGGACCTGTAGGACCAGCGGGACCTTCAGGACCTTGCGCTCCATCTACTCCAGTAGGACCTGTAGGACCAGTGGGACCTTCAGGACCATCAACGCCTGTAGGACCTTGAGGACCATCAATTCCTGTAGGACCCGTTGGACCTGTCGGTCCAGTTGGCCCAGTAGGACCATCAACTCCTGTAGGGCCTTGAGGGCCATCGACTCCAGTGGGACCTGTCGGTCCTTCGACTCCAGTGGGGCCTGTAGGGCCTGTAGGACCTTGAGGGCCTTCAGGACCAGTGAGACCTGTAGGACCTTGAGGGCCTTCAGGGCCAGTAGCCCCCGTAGCGCCTACGCCTCCAGTTCCTGTATTTACTTCTTCCCAGCTGCTCGATGTTGTCCAGTCCGTAGTAGGGTCGCCAGTAAATAAATAAAGCTTATCCTCAGCCTTAACGTAAGCCAAGTAACCCTCTGTTTTCAAAGAAGAAGAAAGTCCATCGCGAGAGTTCTCTCCAGCCCCTGGGTTCGATATGACGTCAAAGATACCTATCCCCTTAACCTGTAAGCCAAGAAGGCTTATGATGGTTTCGTTAGGGTTGTTATTTTCTAATATACCTGGAAACTTTGGCATCTTAATCTACTTTTATGTATATGATGGATCCAGCTCCAAAAGCTTGGGTGATTCTAGTTCTGTAGACGTGGTAGTCTTCAGTTACGCCAAACTCATTCTCTAAATCAAGAAGGCCCAAGTAGTAGAAATCTGTCTCTTGTCCAGCGGATATATCGGATATAGAATACAACGTCCCAGTAGCGCTACCATCTCTCATTTCGGTTACCTCACTGGCGTCTCCTCTGTAGATAAAATAAGTGTAATTACCTGCTGTGTTTGAGCTTGAAGTGGTTGTAAACGTGGTAGCAAACGTAGTACCAGTAGTCATTGTGCTTATCGCCCCATCAGCCGTGGTGAAGTTATCATACAGAGGAGTAACTGCAGTAGAACTACCGTCAAGCTCAGTTGAAGAAGAAACCAATATTCTGTACCTTCTATTCATGGTGTAGCTAGCGTTTCCGCTAATTCCAGCATAAGCAGCAGAGTCTTCTTCGCTTTTTAGGTCATCTACTTCCGCGTAATATGTAACGGTCCCAGAAGTGTTGTTAGCTAAATGAACGGTGGTGTAAGTTCCATTTCCAGTGTTTGGGGTCGTGTTCGTGTATATCGGAGTAGCATTTCCGCTTTGATACAATCGAACGTTGCTGATGTTAACTCCAGCTGTGTTTCTGGTGACCGAAATGCTTATGTCAGAATCATTGTTACCAAGGAATCTTGCCGCGTCACTGTCACTGCTTATGGTAGGATCGTCCTGTCTCGTTGGGGTTACAGAGACTGTAGGAGCAGAATAAGCAGATATAGATGTAGTGGCAGTTCTAGTAAATAGAGTTCCGCTCCCCAGGTTGCTGTCGTAATACTCTAGTTTATGAGTAAACAGATTTAGAGTTGAAGGGAAGGCTCCAATCGTTTCTGTAACGGTAAACGAATCGCTTACATTATTTCCGACTCCCCCGTTAGCATAATCACTTGCTGGATATATCTGAACGTAATTCGTATCGTCCGTACCGTATGCCTTCTCGAAAACTCTGTAAAAAATATTAGAGCCAGCATTTGCATTCGTATTTGTTATGCTAATGCTACCAGTAACAGACTGAGAAGAAGAGTAAGATCTGTAAGCAAAGTTCCCTGTAGAGAAAGTAGCTGTAGGATTTACAAGGTCTGTGAAAGCATCGATAAGGACTTCAAGTGCTGTCTTCCCGTTTGTAGGAACCGTAGCCCCATTAAGGTACTTTCCAAATGATTTCGGATGACTTGTAGAGCTAGGTATGTTTAAAACATAGTTTTGAGTAAACTTCTCTTGATCTACAGTTACGGTTCCGCCAGATTCGCTTATAGTAAAGTTGTTGAACGATAAAGCAGAAGGAGAGGTAACTGGCCCAGTACTTCCAGAAGCGCCAGATATAGTGCCTACAACACCAGTAGATCCAGTAATAGCAGCAATAAATTGCGACTCGGTTATACTCTGATCGTTCTGACTATCCTTATAGGTTTCGAATGAGCTTTTTCCAGTAGCTCCAGCAACTCCAGCAACTCCAGTTGCACCTTGCGGACCCGTTGGACCTTGGGGTCCAGTCAAACCCTGCTCTCCTTGAGGCCCTGCATCTCCAGTAGGTCCAACTGGACCAGTATCCCCAACAGGTCCAGTAGAGCCCGTGGCTCCACCGTGTCCAGACGACCCAGTAGCGCCTGTCTCTCCCGTGGCTCCAGTAGCGCCTGTCTCTCCCGTGGCCCCCGTGGCCCCAGCAGCTCCGTCCGAGCCAGAAGCTCCAGTAGCCCCTGTAGCACCATTTTGTCCAGCAACCCCAGTGGCTCCCGTGGCCCCGTCAGCTCCAGGAGCTCCAGCAGGACCAGATCCTAAGCCGTTGGATATAGTCACATTATTCTTTGCTACTTGGTTCAACGCGACCACCTTGGTCGTTGAATCACCAGCAACAATAGATACCTTTATGACATCACCGTTGGTGCTCGATACCTTTAAAATAGATGGTTGATCTACGCTTATAGGCATTACGATTCGGATATATCTTCATTAACTTTTATAGTGCCGTAAATCAACGTCTTTACCGTTGAGCCACTAGTCTGCTCAACGTCATACACATAAAGACCTGAAGGCATGTTTTCCATTACGCTAGCAGCTAACGTCAGATCAATCTTTTTTGCTGTTACCTGTTCAGCTGTAGCGTTTGTTACACTAATTTGAAAAGGGGTTGAAGAATCGTTTACGATGACTTCTCCAGTATCCGAATCCCTTACTTGCATTAAAAAATCGTCATTTTCCTGAAAGCCTGCTGTATCACCAGCAGCATTAGTAATGGTCAACGAAAGAGTAAAAGTATCACCCTTTCTGCACGTTATGTCTACCCTGGAAGCAGTGTCTAAGTTTATAGTCGTTGCCATTATCCTAATATTTCTGATGTTACGTCACCAGGAGCTGACTCGTCGGTTAACTCCCCTCTTTTGCCATCTCTCTGAGAGATAAGTTTACTTTGTTCTACGGCTTGCTTTTTAACCCTCTCGTCTTTCCTGTCATCCTTCATGGTCTCAATAGCAGCCTTAAAGTCTTTTTCTGTAGTCACACGAGTACTATAAGCTTCAGCCTTAATCATCTCGATCTCCTTATTAAAACCGTGTTTCACTTCTTCTAGTTGAGCTTCTAGTTGAGCTTTGAGTTGCAACTCCTGTGCCTTTAGCTGAGCCGCAAGCTGCATTTCTTGTTGCTTTGCTTCCGAGGTAGCTTTAGCAGAAGATTGCTGGATCTCAGCTTGCTGTTGAGAGTTCTGCATTGCTATTTGCTGCTGTTGAGCCATTCGCTTCTTTCTGCGAACTACAAGTAAACGTTCAGCCTGATTTATGTCTTTAAGTTGTCTTACAGCGATAGCGTCTTCAAGGTCGATTTCTTTTTGACTTAAAGCAATCTGAATGTTTTGCTCTAAATACTGCCGCTCAGCCTCCTCCATTTCTTTTACGACTCTAACGCCAAAATTATACATAGCTAGATCTCTGAAAGAGTTCAAGAGAGACATGTTCTCTTTTCCTATGGCGTTTTCATACATCGCATAAAGAATAGAATCTGGATGTATGATTTGAATGCACTTTACAATATCGCTACAAACCTTCTTGTAAAGAACCATAGACGAATTTGTTATATCGTATATAGCGTTATTAGCTGCAGCTAAGGCTTGATTTCTAACTCCTACTAAAGCGTCAGTCTTAGGAGAGCTAGCATCCATTACTTCGTTGATACCCGTGGCATCACGAATCATCTTTAAGTAGTGATTATAGAGGCCAATAAGCTCGTTTATGTTTCTTATACTGTTCCCTATTTCTCTGATTGGAGGGTTCTGGAATCCACCCTCTGGGTTTTTACTTCTGTAGTAGAAAACACCAGTCTGCTCGTAAATATCATGAAGATCTAGTGGCTGCAGTTCACCACCCTTCCCTAACTGAACATTCTCTAAACCTTCGATATCTATAATAATACCGTCTGGCTTTGCCTTTGCTACAGCTTGCTGAATCTTTAAGTGGGTCAGCTGAAGCTGATCAGCAAACCCGATGCAGCTATCAACCATAGACTTAGGCATCATGTCTAAGATGTTTGTAGCGCAAACAGAGTAAGAAAGATTCGTTCTGGATATGTCATGAATATTTCTAGGAACGTTATTCTTCTTTCCATAATTAAAGATAAAGTCAGTCCCCAAGATGTAGTACCCTCCGTATACAGAAGACGTCTCTAGCTTGGTAACCTCTCTATTGAATACTGAGTTTCTAGGAGCCTTGTAATTTTCACCTTTAGCGTAAAACCCTACGTTTCCGTACCTGTTTTCTTTCGACTCATAGTACTCACAATCTACTGACATAAACTCAAAGTCTAAGACCTCTATGATATATTCATCATAGCCAAACCTGGTTACGTCATTGACCCTATCGTAAGATGACTTCTCAAGTTTTGATCTATCGTACCCGTATTTCTGCTGAGCTTGAGCCGCTATCTTCTTATACTCATCTTCTGTGAATTCATCTCCAGCAAGCCTCTTGAGCTCTTGAATTGGAATTCTCTTTACGTGACCCGCATAAACCAGATCAGAGAAATTCGGATCATCGGTAAAGCTGTGAACAAAATCAATTGGATCTATATAATCCGTCTTTATACCGTAATTCGGATCATTACTTCTCTTTACTACGGCCATGCCTAAAACGGTCAGGTCGTTAACGGCCCTCCTGAGTATTCCTTCGTTAAAATCGTTCCATTCTAACGTAAGGTTGGTTGCTACCTGTGCGGCAATCTCAGAAGAAGACTTTATGTTATTTCCTATAAATATCTCTGCCTCTTCAAGTGTGTCTGGTATGCTATTTGAGTCTGCTCCAATGACAACGCCTGTCTTGTCTTCTATTTTTTTCAACTGAGCTTTAGCTGAAATAAGCATCTCCAGCTTTCTCCTCTCTTTATCTTTCTCTGAAGAGGAGATAGGGTCTACAGCTTCTAAATTAGGATACGGGGATAAAGAAAGTATCTTATTTACTACAATCCTTACAAACTTAGGGAGTATAGGAACTGGAGTGAAATCAAGATTAACCATGCTTCCATCTCCGTTATTTGGATCGAGAGATGTCAGAAGAGACTTGTAAATAGTTGTATCTTGAGTTCCGTTAGCGTACTTTCTGTTTTTTTCAAAGACTCTTTTTCTGTTCCTGAAAATAGAGTTTTGATTGTCCAGGTTTCCCCACTGATGATATACAGACTTAGCGTAGCTTAGTCCATATTCCTTGCCTTGCTTTTCTTCAGAAGAAGCTAAAGGGTCAGGAAACTTGGAAGATTTTTTATTGTTAGTATACATCTGCAATGTGTGGAGTCTTTACCTCATTGCAAATATAGTAAAACTACGAGTGCCAGGCTTTTGGCCGATAAGTCCTAAAAAACTTCTTGTCTTCAAAGCTCGCTTTTGGCTTTTCTTTCTTTTCTTTTTGAGCTGCAAGCAATGCCAGCCCAGAGCTTATGGTAAGGTCAAACTTGGTTCTTTTGTCTATCTTGTAGCCTATCCAATCCTCCAAGGTTCTATTGAACATCATCTTGCCCATTTCACCATTCTCTGGGTTTACGCCAACGTGGTCATGAATATAGGCTTCAATCGCCTGTGCGTGAGACTGAATTACATCTTGTGAATTAGACGGTATACCCTTGGTCCTAACGTTAGAGTGAGAGTTGCTCGTCTTTAAGAATTCTGGTCTATCCATTAGATATCCGTCGTAACCCCTTGATTCAAAGTACCTTGCGATTCCGTATTTGTTATTCTCTATAAGTAAAGGGTACCCGTAGAAGAAAGCGCACATAAGAACGTCCTCATAGAATATACTAGCCAGATCAGGACGAGAAGCATACTCTACAACAAACATGTTAGGAGGAACGTCCATATTGAACTTGTTGTACATATGAAGCGCTCCTTTTGATCCTCTTCCGTCTACCGTAGCATCTAGATCGTAGGAGTCAACACCTCCGACTCCAATATGAGCATTAGGAGCTACTCTCTTCCCTCTATTGTCAGCCTGCTTGTTTTTTAGATGATCTGGAGGTAGCCATGCGACTCGAAATCTTCCATTCGGATCTGGAGAAAACGCTACCTCTTCGTCTTTCTTTCTCCATACGAAGTTTCCTTGAACGACGGGGTTTGGATAGAGATCTTCGTTAAACTCTATTTGTTGATATATCTTTCCGATATTGAACAAGCTCCCCTCAATGCTATCTCTAAACGCTTCATCCTCAGTAAAAGGGAACTGCCTAATTATTTCGTTCAATTCAGAAGGATCGTCTTTAAATGAGTGACGTTCGTTTTTCAAATACTTTTTACTCCCTTGATCTATTTCTTCCCCGTCAATGCCCTTTACTGGAACATCAGGGTTTTCTATCACAGGATTTCCATATTGATCGAAAAAACCTTCTAGCGCCTCGTAAGCTGGTATGAAAATTCGATAAAGCCCAGATCTTGTGCGACCATTGTTATTTCTTTCGTTTGGATCTGAGTCATGCCAAAGCCCTCTGTATTCTTCCCCTCCTTTATCCATTGGGTTTACTGTACTGCCTACCAGAGCTTTACCCACCACCTTTTTACCTACAATAAGGCAAGTTCTTTCAATTCTCCACGCCTCACGGATATCGGTTGGCTTCTCCCATTTTCCAGCCTCATCGAGATACAGCATATGTAGCTTCTCTCCGTCGTATGCATTATTCGTGGTGTTCTTCCAATTTATAACACTGTTAAGAGCATCCCCCTGTTGCGATGTCTTGTTCTTCTTTGTAATACGTTTAGATGGCTCGCGAAACGCAAGCTCCATACGCGGATTAGTAGTACCGTCCTGGATAGGCTTAAAAAAGAAAGGGTAGCTGCGGAATATCGCAACTACCTTCTTCATGAAAATATTCTCCTGCGCGTCTTTACCAGTCTTTGACTGAATGCCGAGAAGCTTCTCTTTAACTTGACTAGCTTCGTCAACAAGGACAGCAGAGCATACATTAGTGTAGCCAGAACGACGACACTTAGTATAAAGCTGACCGAAACAACGAGGATCAGCTTCGCACGCAGCCATGTGGAGAAAGATTTCTCTTTGGAAAGCAAGATATGATGGGTATCCGATATCAATTTTAGACCATTGAAGAAACATATAGTGTCGCCCTGTAATATACGTAGGGACCCCATTGTTGTAAAACCAAACACCGTCGCGCCTACGCTGAAACTCTTGTTCGATGTAAGAACGAAATCTTTTGCGAAATTCGGCAGGTTTTTCGAGCCACTCATCCATACTGCGTATCCGCTGCAGTTCCTCTGGCATAGGTATCCTCTTCCACAGCTGCATTGCCTTTGGTAAGTCATGGAAGAGAATTTGCGATCGGGGTGGTTTTTTTGGAAGTACCACGAGTAGCCCGTGGAGTTCGATAACTTCTCCTTCTGTACCGTTAGGGTCGATCTTAATCCCCTTAGTTTCATATCCTTTTATGTCAATTAAATTCATTTAGACAAAGATAAACTATACCACCCATCTGCTTGATTCAGGTTAATCAAGTCTTGGAAGTATTTCTCATACATAGGGGCTACGTTTTCCAATGAGAATTTTTCTCCCTGCTTTCTACATTCTTTGTAGTCAATCTCTCTGTTAACCAGCTTCTTTGTAGCTTCTACAAAATCAGCAAATGTTCGACAGCGGTACCCAGTAACTCCGTTGATGTTATTCTCGGTAAAAGCACCCCAGTCTGTAGTTATAGTTGGGGTTCCGCATAACAAGTTTTCTATTTGCACTCCTCCGAATGGCTCTATGTACATTGAAGGTAAAAAACTTCCCATAGCTTTTTTCATAAGCTCCTTCCTTTCCTCTAAACCTACGTACCCAACATACTCTACGTGGTCAGGAAAAGAGTCAGCTTTATATTCATCTCCTAGCTGACCAGCTATTTTAAGCTTTAAACCTAGGAGTTCAGTTACTTGTATGGCTAGGTTTACACCCTTGCCATCATAAACTCTCCCGACAAAAAGCATGTAGTCTTCCTTCTCATCGCAAAACTCAAAGTCTTTTAAATCGAAGTAGTTTGGAATCACAACACCGTACCAATCTGGGTTACAATTAGACACTTTTTCTTTGCCAGAAATAGCATGCATTAAAGCGTAGGATTCAAACACCCTGAATTTAGAAAACGTGTCTGGGTATCCAATTCCTGGCTCAACGACTATCATGTCGTCGTGGATATCGCAAATTGTTTTTACACCCCACCCCCAGAAAGGAAGCAAAAAGTCTTTTTCTTTTTTTCTCTTGCTTATCTCTACAATTGCATTCTCATAGAACTTCTTGTAAGCAGGGTCTGAGGTATCATACTTAAAGAACTTGCTCTTGTAGTCGTGATCTCCGTAAACCTCATCCCATTTTTCTTTAGAAAGCACGACAACGTTCTCAGTGCAAATTGGGTTCGAACCTTCTACGCCATAATGTATTACTTCGTGACCTCTTTCGGTCATCATTTTGCAGAATTTGAGAACCTTTTGCGTGTAAGCACAAGCGGTAAAATCCTCATTCGTTTTAGTATGAGGGAGCCCAATTGCGTGAAACCTGAACTTCATACTAAAAGCTTCTTCCGAACCTACCCATTTTACCGAAACCTGGCGCTCCAGTTTTTGGATTGGTAAGCTTCATTTGTTCTCCGCATTCACACTGACCTTCTACATAGTAGGTCTCTCCGTCTTTTACTTTCATGGTAAGCGATCGCTCAAAGCGTTCCTTACCGCATTCTGGACAATATAAGTCTGGCATTTTTAAGAATTTAAAATAAATTGCATTGACATCAGAGCACCCACAGTATAGCCTGCGGAGCTAGACAAAGCTAGGAAGAATCTTCCTTTCCATGTTTTTTCATCGGCTACATATCCAGCAAACGGGAGGGCGATGAATGGCCCCATAAACGCCCAGAACATAGTGCTTGCCATGTCTTTATTAGCTACAGAGCTGATATACATAGTGCTACCTATCTCTAAGGCTAGGGCTGAGAGGAAGATAATCGGATACTTTTTGTTTTTTTTCATTTGATTTAATTTGTACACCCGACAGGATTCGAACCTGTGACCGTCTGCTTAGAAGGCAGATGCTCTATCCAACTGAGCTACGAGTGCATGTGCTCCCTCTAGGACTTGAACCTAGGACCTACCGATTATGAGTCGGGTGCTCTAACCGACTGAGCTAAGAGAGCGTATAGTCTAACTTAAAGTTATGCTTTAAGTAACCAGCTGTATCTGATTGGTTATTAAACACATAGTCATCCCAATAGATGAGCCCGCTAGCCTCATTTTGAGAAGTGTTCGGCAAACCCTCCTGAGTAGTCTTTGTCTTGTTCGATTTCTCCATTGTCTCTAAGTTCTCGGACCATTTGTTCTAGTTTCTGGCGCTCCACCAAAAGCTCTTTGCAGTCAATAGCCGTTTGCTTTATGGATTGGAGCTCAGCCTTACGCGCTGAACCGCCCGCTTCTGGATCAACAGGTTTCTTTACTTCTTCGATCATATTGTTGATGGCTACCTCCATGCTTTGCATAAGGCGCTCAGAAGCTGATATAGTGGTAAATTTAGACTTCGACATACATCAAATCTTCTGCACGGGTTCTATAATACTCCTTACCGTCAATTTTTACACGGTAATCCATATTTTTCTTAAATCCTACTACGTCTCCCACCTTTAGCCCCAGATCGGTAATCCAAGGCGCTTCAAATGCGACCATGCCTTTCGTGACAGGTTTATCCTTAAGCTTAACAACTTTGATAGTATCAGACTCTGGCTCTTCGATTTCTTCCACTCCTTCGAGAAGAGACCACCCCGCCAGCGGATGTACCCTGCCAGTCTCTTGGCACTTGTAAGCAATAGCCTGATTATTAATGGTAACGCTAGGATCGAAACGAACAAAATAGTGACCAGTTTCACCAACAAGAGGCTGACCATCGTTAATGACAACGAGGTGATGGAAGTAAAGCGTATCGCCCACCTTGACTCCCGTATCGTATTTAAACGGGACCGCAGTGACGGGCCCTTCTGTGATTCTTTTATCGAATTCATGAAATCTTGTATCTATGTAAAGCTCTAGACCACTACTGGTCGTGATTGTATCATCAAGCCTTTTTTCAAGCTTGACAATAAACAAATCAAAGGTTTTCATTTAATTAAAAGTTTAAGTCGTATTCCAGCATGCAAGGCATCTCGTCTATGCTTTTCCAAAGGAGCGTGCCTTCGTCGTTTTCAATATAGATAAGATACCTCTTTTTTGCAAATTTATGAAGATGGTGCTCATCTTCCAAAATAGCTGTGACTTCTCCTCTACCAGCACGCATACCAATATAATAGGCCATGCCGTCTTTCGGCTCTTTGCCGACAATAATTTTCCTAATAAGTCCTTCCATTAGTTTAAGGATATGCCCATATCTCCAAGGAGGTCGCTCAGGTCTATATCGTCGTCGTCAGTGTAGGCACTGTCCATAATCTCTTTCACTGCTTCGAGTTCGTGACGACTTTCTAGGTTAAAGCTATACATAGTTTTCATCTCAGCTTCGTCATCACCGCGCTCGATTGCGTCGTGGTCAAGAACTCCGACTACAATAGACGCTATAGTGCGTTCTTTCATGTCAAATTCATGGATCGTCTCCTCCATCTTCTTGACGAGAGAGTACATTTCGGCAAAGAAGAGGGTGTCTTTAGGGCTCATGATGTAAATTTGTTTACTTCAAATATACGACACATTTGAAATGCCGAAATCTACTGTAAAAAAAACTAGGTTATTCAGGGAGTTTTCTATGCTTCCAGAAAAATACGTAAAGCATAACCACCTTAAAAATTTGCGTAGCGCAACAAACGATTTTTTAGATGCTAATCCTGATCTAACTAAATCGTATTTGTACCTGTTGTTATTCGTCTACGACCTAGAGTTTTTTACTATCTCTTGGGTAGCAGAAGAATATGGAATGAATAGAAAAAACTTAGCTGACAGGATGATCTACCCACTTTTAGCTTTAGGGTATTTATACAAGCACTTTGATAAGCTTACTCCTTCGCAAACCCTAGAAGACCATTTGTTCAGAGACGAGACTAAATACAATTACAGGGTTAGGTACGCTTTGTCTCAGAAAGGTAGGATGGCAGTGCAACGTTTTTATAACTCACTTTAGTCTTTAACCTCTATCTTAATCGACTTGATGTACACACTATCTCCTGGAGCAGCAAAATCCTCAAGCTCGTTCTCAAAATAAAAACCAAGGAATACACCGTTATTTGACTTACCTACTTCAAACACCTCGTTATGAAGGGTGTCAAAATCAGTAGGGTCATCAGAAAAAGTATAAACCAATGCGGTGTTACCACTTCGAATAAAATCCATAGTGTTAGTTTGGTCGTTAGTTGAAGGGTATATATACTCCAACGTGATCTTAACGTCACCGTTTGGTATTACATCGTCTAGTTGATAAGGATCACTTGAAGCGTTGCTCCAAAAATCAGAGTCATAAAAATAAAGAAGGTTCTCTGTATTGTCGTTTTGCTTTAACTTTAATAAGTTGGTGTAAGTAGTGGAACCTATAGTGTAAGATTGACCAGCAGTGATAGTTGCGTATGAAGCTGAAGCTTGCCAGTTTTCAGTAGTGCTAAAGGAATTTGATTCGTATACAGTGGTGTAAGTTACTCCTGGGGCTGGAGAAGTTTTAGTCCAGTTGAAATCGCCAGAAGCCGTATTGCTGTTTAATGCAGAATCTGTAAACACCCCAGCGTTAACTTTTATTACACAATTTCCATCAGCGGTTGGGGTGAATGTAGCGGTGTAAACCTTACCCGAACCAGTAAACCCTGAAATTGTACCATTAACCACGGTAATATCTGCAGAAGCAAAGTTTGTGGTATTCTCCGAAGATGTAAATGTCAAGGAAATTGATTCATCATCAGAAGAATCTCCATTGGAAACTTCGGTTGCCGTAATCGACATTGTAGGAGCAACAGCATCATATGTCCAATTGAACTCGTCGGCTGCAGTATTATTATTACCTGCGGCATCGGTAAAAGTCCCTGCTGCAACATTAATGGTGCAAGCACCTGAAGCTGTCGGGGTGAATGTCGCTGTATACGTCTTGCCCGAACCAGTAAATCCAGATATTGTGCCGTTTGTTACGGTAATGTCTGATGCGACAAAATTCGTCGTGATTTCCGATGACTTAAAAGTCAAAGAAAGAGTTAAATCCGACGAGGTGTCCCCATCAGTCACCTCGCTTGCCGTAATTGTAATATACGGAGCTACGGTGTCAACAAATTCACCCGCAACGACACCTATTGCGCTCGATTTAGTTCCGTTTACACCTAGTCCTAGCATAGCGCAAATATAAGTAATTATCTGCCTTGCCCTTTATAAGCCTTTTTGTAGTTCTTGCTACGCTTGCTACTAGACGTTTTTGTCTTCGCGTGGACTCCAGGACGATTTACGTTACGCTCTTGTGGAGCATAGTTATTTACTTGCTTTGCCATTATATGTTCTTGTAATAAACTCCCTTGCTATCCCTGTATGCTCTCCTAAGCTGTTTTCTATTTTGCCCCGTCTCTTTATAAGATACATGCACCCAGTTAGGCTCTTCGTCATCCCCGAACTCCCAGATCATCTGGTCCCACTCCAGGTTATTCTTGATGTAGTTGAATATCTCTGCGTTCGTCACCTTCCCGTAGATATCGGCGTCTATGTCGAGCGCCTCTCCAATCATATGCTGAGAGTACTTACTCCCCCCTATCGCCTTATTTAACTCTTTGCATCGATACCCTGAACTCACACCGATTGGTACACCGAAGTGATCACGCACAGGCTGGAATATATTTTCCGCTACGGCACGCAAATTATTAATCTCCCACTGCTCAGGTTCATTTTTTATTCCCAGGCGTGTGGCCGTGTTTGATTTCGTTGCCTCTTTTAGAGACAGGTTTTTGCTTAATTTCATTTTTATTTGCAACCCACGAAGGGTTAATACGTTTCAGTCTAGGGTTGAAGTAGTTCTTGCTACCCAATTAAAGCTTTGCTTCAAGGTCAGAAATTCTTCTCTGTATGTTTTTGATCTCTGAGGCCTTTTCCGTATCAGACATTGTTGTATTTCTGTTGATTACTCCGATCTCTCCTTTAAGCGCTTTGATTCTGTACCTAATGGCTCTTTTTTCCTCCTCTGTTAGCGGGTTGCCCGTATTTTTCTTTACTACTTTCATCGTTGTTTTTTTACTGGTCTCATTCGACCTTTAGGATCTATACCCATACCTGGGCGATCAGATAATTTTTCAAGTAAGTCTTGCATTCTGGAAGCTCCAGGCCCAGCTTGAGTATCTCTAGCGACATCCATTGCTTCAGCTCTTAGCATATCTGCTTCAGCTTCTGCTGCGTCAAGAGCCCAAGTGCCATCTCCAAGAGGATAGATTCTGTAATCCAAGTCCTCGATCAAGTTGTCTCTCGTAGGGTTACCATATGTATGCCAGTCGCCAAATACAGGAACTACCCTTCCGTCACCCAAGTCCATACTTACGTACTGATTACCCTCTGGGGTAGTCTTAATAGGACCTACAGCGTACTGACCAGCTACCTTCTTAGTACCTTCTTTTACTTCCCCTCCTTGCTCGTACTTATTGCCGTAGGCGTTACGCTTGTATTGGTTCAACCTCTCCAAGAGATCTTCAGTGGGTGATGCACCCATACCACCCCTAGCTTCTTCAGCCATATATTCCGCTTTCTCCATCCCAGCCTGTGCCTGAGTTTGTTCTTCGTCGAGCTCGTATGAACCGTCTCCAGTAGGACGAATAATGTAATCATGTTCATCGTGAAGAAACCTGGATCTAGAGTTGCTGTATTTACTGAAATCACCGTAAACCTTCACAGCACCTTTGTCTTTCCATTCTTGATCCGAAGAATTTGACGGCAAACCATCGGCATCTCCTGCATACCAGACAAAGGTTCCTTTGTCGTCGCTTCTGATTTCAGAAGTCTCTTGGCCGTACATGCGCTCACCGAGCCTGTTACTTGGGAATCTGCCTTTTACTTCTCCTCCTTGCTCGTACTTTAATCCCTTGTCCATAGCGGAATACCGTCTATTCGCTTCTCGAATGATTGGATTTGGGTTCGGATTCCGACGTCTATCCATATCAAACTCAGCTATAGAGCTAACAGCTCCAGGGCGATTGTCACGATAACCATAATCTTGCCTAATCAGCAATGGCTCTCGACTTTGAACAGACGACATTCTGCTCGGCTGCGGACGACTGGTTCTTTTCTTTGGTTTTGGCATAGCGCAAATATACTTACTTTTTCTTAGGCGTATTTTTATACAATTGCTTGATAGCCTTTCGAGTAGCAATGTAATTACCCTTTACTTCTTTCTTTTTTTCCCTTACCTCGCTCATAGCACGCTTACCAGCAGCCTTTGCTCTGGGGTCATCGTGTCTCTTGAGGTTTTTAGCCACAGCTTTCTGTCTCTCGACAGCTTTTCTAGCGATCTGTCTGGCTTGTTTGCGTATACCTGGCATAATTACATGTTCTTGTAGACGGTCTTCTTCTTGTTGACCTTCGTGTAACCGTTTTTGGTTACCGTCTTATCGTTAATACGCTTAATAGGGTTACTAGAGTCGGTACCCTTAGCCTTAAAAGTCATCTTAGATTTGCCTTTGCGATCCTTGATCACTTCTTTGCCTTTTACCGCTAGTTTTTGACCGTCTACTTCGACGTCAAATGTGCCTTTACGGACTCTTTTTTTAGCTTTCATCGCTTCTTTTTGTTCTTTTTCTTGATAATCATCAGTTGATGTCTCTGGACATCTTAATAACCCTGTATGCTGCACCTCCTGGTTCGTAAATAGATCCTGCACCTCCTGGTTCGTAAGTAGCATTAACCAGCCATTCATCCAGGACATCGCTAGCCACTCCAGCTTCATCAAAAATCTTGTACAGTGATTCACTGTCTAATGGTTCGTCTGGGTAATTCTTCCTAGCCATTCTATACACATCATCAGCTGCTTGCTTGACTGGTTGTCCAGATTTAACAGCCCCCATTAAAGCCTGAATACCCTTCTTTCCAACAGACTTCAAAAACTGAGGCCCTAATCCAAGCAAGGCTGTAATTGGGTCTTCTGTGCTCTCTACTCTTCCGCTGTAAGAAGCAGGGTAACCAAGCATTTCTTCTTCGTCCTTTCTTTTGGCCATTCTTTCGAATTGATTTCTCTCCATCAAAGCCTCGAAAAGCCTAGGATCTACA